AAGTTCCGTCTCGCATTTCATATTCACCAGGTTCTGTTATTGTTCCTTCCAACACTCCTCTATATTCATCATCAGTCATGTTTGGAAATGCTGAACGTGGATAAACTCGTTCCATGTCAGTTGTTGAGTAATCTGCAGCACGCATTGGATTAAATACGTTAAGATCTTGTTGTGTTACTTCTGCAACCTGCATTATCCCACTTGTATCTGGATTGACTAAAGATGATTGCTGTCCCATTGGCATGTTGAACTGAAGCGAAGGTTCATCATCAATATTAAATTGAAATTGACCAACAGGTGTATCAAGTTCTACATTTGAAGGATCAAAAGGATCAAAACCAAAAGTTCCAAATCTTGTTTCTATTTGTGGATTTGTAACAGTATCAAAAAAATTTTCCATGTTGCTAAAAGTGGGATTCATTTTAATAGCATCGAAATAACTCATGTTACTGTCATAAGCTGACTTATTGTCTTCATCAAGAGGGTTGGTAAAACCAGAATAATCCGGGAAACCAAACATACCATAAGGAGTGTCCATTAATTGTGAAAAAGGAGTATTTGGTGCTGTGGGAGGTCCAAAAGGTTGTTGAACAGTAGGAACAGTAGCAATGCCTTGTGCTGGTGGTTGTTGAGCTGCAAAAAGATCTTGTAGTGATTGACCACCACCGCCTCCAGCAGGGGGTTGACCTGCAAAACCTGCTGTTGTGCCACCTATGGCTACACCACCAATTGGATCTGGTGTTGCACCAGCTACCATCACTCCGCCTGGACCTCTACCTGGCGTCATGCCTCCTACGCCTCTTCTATCACCGCCTAAGCCCGAACCTGGACCAGCTCTTCTACCACCCTGTAATCCGCCTCTTCTGCTTTGCCCTTGCATTATTCCTCCTCTATTACAGCTGCTTGCATGTCTTTTATACCTGCTTTTGCAAGTGAAACAGACGCTCTAAGCTTCTGATGTTTGTCATTTTCGTCTAATTTTTGCTCTGCAATATCTTTGTTTTGTATCAATCTTAACCTGTCAATATTGCTTTTTTCTTCGTCTGCATCACGTTTTCTTTGCTCTTCTCGTGCTCTAATTTGCACTTCATCAGCCTTTAAACGCAGTAATGGGTCATTATCGATCTGGTTTAGCACCTTTTTCTCCTCTTCTAGGTACTCTGCAGTCGTTTCAGCTATTAACATAGCTTTTCTAGCCTCTATTTCGTCGGATGTTTTCTTAATTTGCATCTGTATCTGCTTCATTTGTGGGTTTTGACCACCTGCTTGTTGCATTTGCATTGTCATTTGTTGAACTTGCCCTATTTCTTCCTTAAATTCAAGCTGAACTTGCTCTTGTGCCATCAAACTTATGTGTTCTAGTATATTTTTTTGCACTGCAACTAAAATATTAGGGTTTGTTCGTGCAATTTGTGTACCCATGAAGGATAAATGCGCTTTCATGTGAGCTGTATGGTCTTGTCCAGGAAATGCTTTGAATGGTTTTTGTGATAAAGCCATCATGTGCTCTACACTTGGGTCCATTGGTTTTGGTGGAGCTGGTGGTGGTAGTAAAGAGTCTATATTTTTTACACCCAACGCCTCATACATGTCACGATATGCATTATACAAGTTATGTATTCTTGGATTTGACATGGCCATCTGTAATTGTGTTTGTGCCATCGTCACTCTTTGTGTTTGTGAGAAGATGTTTGGATCTGCAACAGGTATAATATCTACTTTTGCATCAAAATCTTTTTGTTTAATTTGTCTTTCACCACCCACAACGTCATATGGATATACAGGAGGTAAATATACTGCAAAAACGCCACCCATTAACATAAATTCTTTTTTCATCGCTGCATATAATCTTTTGTGTATTGCAGACATAACCCGCGAGCCACGCTCCAAGAGTGCTACAGTCGTGCCCACTGCTGCTGATTGATTGCCGTCGCCCACTTGCATATCAGCAATAGACGCGAAGCGTTGTCCTGCTTGTACAACCACACCCATCAACGATAGTAGTGTTTGATCTGGTCCTTTGTAAGGCAACATTTGAAATGCGTCTCCTAGATTTCCACCAGGGGCATCTACATCACGAAACTCGCCCGGCTGCAACGGTTGAGCTTCATCACGAATTCTAATGCCTCGCATCTTGAATCCGGCTGGTAAATTAGACAAGGTTCCGGCATCGAGAAGTTGTCTCAACGCGGCTGTAGCAGTTCTTGATAAACCACCGATCATATGAATTAAACCAAATCCATAGAAGCCTAGTCCTGGTAAAAATTTAAAGTGCACGAAATAATCTTTTCGTTTTTTAAGTGGATCACCTTCATCATAGTTTTTCTTAATAGATAAAACCTCACCACTACCTTCTTCAATGGTAACTATGTACGGAAGTTTAATACCCGTTGGTTCTCCGTCTTCACCCATGTCTTGAAAGCCATCTAAATCTAATTCAACATGGCACTCAAGGAGAGTAAATATTTCGTCTTTGTTTGTCGTAGATACACCGGTTAAATCTTGTTTCTCTTCTGTAATTTCACTTTCAGTGTACGATGGTGTGCCTAAGTCTATATCTCTGTAAAATTCACTAACTTGTAGTTTTCTAAGTTCGTTAGCATTCATTTTAATTACGTGTATGATTGAGTCTGCCTCTTCAAGAGAAGATGAGTTGTATGGCACTACTAGATCTTCAGCCGGCACAAACTTAGATACACAACGACCAATAACTGAGTCGTAGTAAATTTTTTTAAAGGTTGATCCTGCAAGAGGTAAATTAAATAACATCTGATCAAACTCTGGTTCATACTCTGGCATCTCACACATAAGTTGATAATTCATAAATTCTTTTACACGTTCTGCTTGGTCTTCTTTTTCTTTTGTGTGTTTACCCATGATACGAGTTCTAACTGGTCCACTAGCTGGTATTAGTTCTTTGTATGCAGATGCTTGAAACTGTGTAACAGCTTCCGCTAATACTGGATGTGTTGCACCAGATGCGCCTTGGAAAGGTTCTGTTCTGTCTTCGTATTTAAAACCAAGAAGGTCCAGTCCTTTAATGTAAGACTGTTCCCAATCATCACGAGATGATTTGTAGTCTTCGTAGTCACCCATGAGTTCAGATCCTAGCTCATCTAGTATGCTGTCATCTAACATCTCAGCGAGGTTAGCGTTTGGATCACCCATCTCCATCGCCATCGCTTGTGGATCAAAATCTATTTCTACTCCGCCATCTTCTGTTGGCTTTACTTCTATTGGTGGTTTTTCTTCTGCCAAAGGCACTTCTAGTGCTCGCGCATCAGGTCCTGGTATATTTACTTTTGACCTTGTCGGTTTCTTTGGTGCTTGAAATAATCCTTTGTCTATTGCCATTATGCTACCTTCCTTTTAAATAAACTTCCAACTCCGCCCCCGTTAGCCATTCCAAATCTATTTGAATAGCCTTCCATCATTAACATATCAACCACACTATCATCAACATCTTCTGGTTTGATACCCATGTTGTATGCAAAATCTGCTCGTGTAGTTTCTCTTTTTACAACTTCATCCATCTGTTGAGCAGTTAGTTTATCATACCTTGGATCGTTTTGTATCATATCTCTAATTTCGTCAATAGTTGGTTGATCTTCTGGAGTGGCTTTTGTTCCCATGCTAGGTCTATCTTTATAGACTCTTTCCAAATCTGTGTTTGGATCTCTAATTATATTTTCTATTTGTTTCTTATCTGCAATTTTATCTGGTGCTTTCATGCCCATCTTACCAAAAAGTTTCATTAAGTATGAACCAATTTTTGTTGAGCCCATTAAAAATTTAGCACGACCACCTTTTGCATTTTGGGTTCTACCAAACGGTGAGTTGTATATTCCTGTTCTTATAGACTCTGTAAGAGCCTCTCTAATTTCTAAAAGTAGTTTTTGTGCTTTATCAACCTCACCTGGTGAAATAGCGTCCTCTGCCATTTGTATGGCTCTTCTTACATCTACGTTTGCCTCTGCTTGAACAGCTTCCATAATTTTTTTTAATTGATCTGGTGGTAGTGCACCTGCACCACCTTGCAAACTGTCTGTGAGTTTTTTAATTTTTAACATCTCTTGATGTATCAACATCATGTCATCTGTATTGTTTACTATGTCTAAATCAACACGACTTACATCAATCCCCATCTCGTCCAACATTTTTACACTTTCATTTGCCATGTCTCTAACTTCTTTAAGTTCTTCTGGGCTTGCATTTTTGCCGATGCTTTGAGCTAATCGACCTGCCTCTGCTACATCGTCACTTGCCTCTCCTACTTCCGCCATAATATCTGCTAGAAACTCTTCTTTGTTCATTATGTTTTGATTATCTATGTAAGCACCAATCATGTCGTCATCATCAATCATTGTACGTTTTGGATCACCAGACGGATACGCCTCGTTCATTCTATCGACGATGGATTGTTTTATGTCTTCCACTCCTTTACCTGTTGATCGAGCAAGCGCTCCAATGAAAGGATGTTCTTTGCCTGTTAGTTTTAAAGACAACATAGGATCAGCGTCTTCAAATGTTGCCCCTGTTTGTTTAGGCTCTAAGGATTTTATTTTACCTTTGTCTCGTAACTCTGCCGTTCTTATTTCTGGTGTAATTTTTCTTTCTTGAATAATAAATTCTTCAAGAGACATTGTGTTATCAAAGCCCTCGTCAACATATCTTGCACTTAATGCTTCATCAGAAAAAGCACCCACACCTGAGCGCATTTGTGTTTCTGTAAATGACTCCGGTCTGTAGCTACCAACAATAGCTTTTGTCTGACCTTCTTCGTCTATAATCTCGCTTTGTTTTTTAAACTGACCGGGTTGTGTTGTTTCATCAAACTTACCAGCGACTTGACCTACGTCTGTCTTTGTTACATCTGCTACGTCTGTTTTAAGTAAATTTTTACCTGTACCAAACAATCTTCTGAATAAGTTTAGTATGCCCATTAATAATACGTCCTTTGCTGGTGGGATACAGGTTCATCATCGTAGTCTTCTGGATGTTCCACAAAGCCACCTTGTCTAAATCTCATTACGGCTTGAGTCATGCTATCCACTAAGTCATCGTGTTCACCAAGTGGGAATGCAGCGCACTCCTCTATAACCTCTTCAGTAAACTTACGATCTGGATACCAAACCATGCCCGCCTCGAATAATGGCGCAACAGCGTTTACTCTAGTATGTTTATCATTTCCACGACTAGGTGTAAAGTTAATAACCGGTATGCCCATCTGCCTAAGTTCGTATGTAAGCGGGAGCCCCGATGCTTTGGCCTCGATTATAACGGTTTCTGGCTGCCAGTAGTCGTATTGTTCTTTAGCAACTCTGCGTAGTTCGGGGAACTCGTACCGGTCTTTTACGACATCCAATAGTATGATGTTTGCCTCGCCCTCTTCGTTTGGGTAGAATACACCCCAGGTTGTGATTGCAGAATAGTCTGATGTTTCTTTTTTCATAAAGGCTGTGTCGTAACTTTGTATGACATGTGCAAGAGGTGGTA